CCGTTTCCTTTGCAATAAATACTCCTCGACAAGCGCCTGAGCGCTCATCGACCTCGTAACGTTATCCATAATTTTCTCCCTCGGGAATTTGGTCAACGAGAGAAAGCAGAAAAACAGCCGATCGTGGGCGCTACAGGAATTGAACCTGTGACCCCCTCCTGTGCGGACGCTCTCCACATTTCCCTCTAATGTGAAGCATACAGCAAAAACTTTAAAATGTGTAGATCATCCGCTCACACAACTCCGTTGCGTAGGCAATGCTGACTGCTTAGCTGGTTAGCTTGGTGCTGCGGCTTCTAAGGTATCTTCGCTGTTGCCCGTCGATGCGTCGTTGCGCTCCTTCGATCAGGCCAGTTGCGCCTGCAGTCTTCTTCAGGCGGTAGATGTTTGATCGATGCACTCCGCATTCGTTCGCTAGATCGATGTCTGACATGTGGGCGAGTTGGCTCACTGCATGGACGCGTGTCTTAGCTACTGTTGATCGGAGTTCGGATACTACATCGACCATCTGGGACGCTATACGTAGCTGCTGGAGTGGGTTGTCGTCGAACTCATCGGTGATCCATTTGTCTATCTTATTGATAGCTTTTTGGGCTTGTTTAAAATTCATTGTGGCTCCTGAACGGTATCACATTTGATGGTAGTTCCTCTTCACTTATTTCCTCGCGCATTAAATCAGTTAACAAGAAACTGATCTTCTGAAATGTTTCTTCTTGCTGTGATGCGAGGAACCCGAGAGTCTGAAACTGATCAGCGATCAAGGTCAGTGTCTCTTTTGGAGTTATGGGAGTTCTCTCCCCACCGAGGGACGGGTGGAGAGAGAACAGCCCAAGATCATTATCGTCGTTCATAAGGAATAGCCACACAATCTTTAGAGTCGCAACAATTGGCGTGGACATCCTCACCTGCAAGGTCTGTGTGGCGGTGACGCCACTCAAACTCCGAGAACGTTATGTCGCAATGATGACACCTAGGTCTTAAATATGATGGAGGTCTTTGTTGTTGCTCTCTTCTATTTATGGCGTACATGTAGAAACTGACGGTGAATAGTCCGATGATCGCCATCGGGATGATGATCCAAAAAAAGAAATGCATAATCCAAGGTTCGGTGCAGTCGGTCATGAGTGCCCGTGGGCTCTCATGTATTCGCCCTTGGTGAGGCAGTCAGGGTGGGCTGTCAGTTGCAAATCTTTTTGGAACCGACGAGGAGGCTTCGTAGGTGCTGTCGAGTTCTCGTAGTAGAGCCCTTTCCTGCGACGTTGCACCATGAAACTGTCGTGCGCCGATTTACATAATCTGCATCGGCAGTCTTGCTCCCAGCGTTGCTGTGTGCCATGTGAAGAGTTCATTTGCTGTCTTCTTCCTCGAGGCATCTCGCGAATTCTTCTGCTTCTTCTCTGTCGCGCTGCCAGCCTCGCCATACTCCTTCTTCAGTGATCGCCCAGCCGCCGATAGTGGTGCCCGCTCCTGCGAACACTGGCTGTTCAACTACCTCAAACTTTGTCATACATGCCCCTCATGCTAGGTATATAAGCAGTGTAACGCTCTTGTTGTAGCGACGCAATAGTTCATGGGACAGGCAACACCTGTCGGTGATGGATCATGTAGTGATGTACTCAGGTGGAAAAGCCAGTTTCCTTGCAGCAATCAGAGTAAAAGAAAAATATCCTGACTCGAACATTGTGCTCATGTTCTCCGACACCAAGACCGAAGACGCAGACCTCTACAGGTTCCTCCGAGAAACCGCCTCACAACTAGACCTCCCACTCGTGGAGCTCTCCGACGGCCGAGACATCTGGGAAGTGTTCAAAGACAACAAGTTTCTGGGGAACAATCGTGTCCCAGTTTGCTCTCGAGTCCTCAAACAAGAAATCAGTGCGCGCCACATCAAAGAGTTTTACGAACCTAGCGAAACAACTCTACATTTCGGTATTGATTGGACGGAGGCTCATCGAGCCGAACGGATACCCAAACTGTGGGAGCCGTACCACGTCGACTTCCCCCTCCTATGGGACCCAGTAGCAGACAAAGAAGAAGCCGCCTCACACCTAGACCTCATGGACATCAAACAACCCAGGCTCTACGACCTCGGAGCCCCTCACAATAACTGCGGAGGGCTATGTGTCAGAGCAGGCCACGGCCACTTCAAGTGGGCACTCGAAAAGATCCCAGACGTGTACGCCCAATGGGAACTAAAAGAAGAAGAGCTAAGGCAACACCTCAACGCAGACGTGGCAATACTCCGAGATCGACGAGGAGGCCAGACAAAGCCCATGACCCTAAAGACATTCAGAGAAAGACTGTTCGCCGAAGACACTGAACAGTTGGACTTGCTCGAGTTCGGCGGTTGTGGCTGCATGCTCGAAGAGTAAAAAGCGAGAAGGCCTCCCCGAAGGGAGGCCCGCTCTACACGTTACCTATTAAGGTTACGTTCGTACCTTATCGGGTCAATCGAGAGATGGCCCATCAACTTCTTCGGACTTAGCTTCAAGGACCCAGACCTTCAGAATGTCACGCGGTTCACCTGAATCGTCTTCGTTCTGGAAATAACCATTCAGAATGTTTTGCACATATGCTGCGCTCATCATAAGTTCGTCATTTTCGTGGACTAGCAAAGTGTATTTCTTATAGATGCTCATGATGTTTGTTCCTCTTTCCGTTTCGCGTCCTTCGCTATGTGCAAGATCGTTTGCAGATAATCATTGACGCCTTCCATTATCCCCAACTGCTCTTGAAAGGTCAGCTTAGATCCCCTGTCTAACGCTATTTCGTCATGCTTCGCCCAAATCAGATCCATACAATCAGAGGCCAGACGTTGACCTAGCTCATAACTATCGCCATCAGACATCATGCTTCACTTCTTACGTTGATAATCACCTTAGTGATCTCACCCACTTCATTTCTCTTAACCGTAATAGGGAAATTGCCGTCTCGGCCAGTAGCAAACGCAAAACCTAGATAGTTCTCCGTACTCATCAGCGGCTCATCAGGTCGCAACGGCAGCGGATTGAAACAAGTCCCACAATCCCTCGCAATAGTTGCGTCCATGATGCTGTAGTACTGCGTATCGGTGATGCCCTCGTTTCTCAAATAGCCAGGGTCAATTATCAACAATTGACCGCTGTCGACGCCCGCCCCAAAATCTTTGGCCAGTGCTCTATCTGTCTTTGTCATTCTTCCTCTTTTCTCGTGTGCTAAGCACATTAGCAGCATATTAGGCCAGTAATGCAAAACGGCTCGACATCTAGCGGCCAGACAACCAGACATCTAGCGGCCAGATCCCCAACGAAAAAGAGGCCAGAAAAGCGCAAGTGCAGTGCCCACCTGCAGCAGAGACTTTTCTGATTCCAAAATTCGATTCTCCAGCTGCGAGCTCTGTTTGATCTGCTTGTGGATAACACAAGTTCTAGACATGTGCTGAAAAAGTGCTAAGCTCCATAGCAACACGTCACCTATATAAAGGAAAAAAGAAAATGGAAAATATAACACCTTGCGACTCATGCGGATCGCTCTCCGAAATACAGGAAGGAACCTTCTCGTTCGCTTATTGCTCCGAGTGCTATTTCGATGTTTCCTCTATGTTCAAATATGAACCCGAAGAATCAAAGGCACGATTTCACGACCGTTTAAATAGAGCAGAAGCGAAAAAGCTCAGGGAAAAATCAGATTTCATTTCATCCCACTTTGCAATCGTAAAGGTTGGTTTCTGAGATGGATCACATCTACAAAGAACACAACGGATGGACCAACTACGAAACGTGGCACGTAAACCTTTTATGGAATAACGAAATCCGCGACTACGAAAACATCAAAGACGTAGTGAAGATTAGTTACAAAGAATGGAGAGCACGAGCAGCCGACTATCTACCTCAACACCTAACGAAAGGAAAGATAACGAATCACCCAAAACATTGGGTATCAGAAGCGCTGCAGCGCGAATGGACCGAAACGCTGGAAAACGTAGCAACCGAAATAGAGAACACGATCCTTCATATCAGCCATCTCGGACAGATAGAGAGGAAGATCCTACATGACCTTTTCAGCACCTATCAAACGCTTGTGAATGTCTGTGCCGATCCTCACCATGTTAATTGGGTGGAGATTGCCGAGCATTGGTTAGATGGATGGGAAAACGAAATAGAGATGTTGAACGATCCCGAGCAAATAGGAAAATTTGAGCACTTTAAAGAGGATGCGAGGATTCCAAGATGAGCAACGGAATAACTCTACTTCCATGGCGCGCAATGATCGGAGAAACTGTTTCCGTTCACAGTAATTTAGTCAAGAAATGCATCTCGTTTAAACATGGTTCGGAACCTGTACGACACTTTGCGGATTGTACTTTCGCGCTCTCCTCTGCAGTGTTCAAATGTCCTCCAAAAGGACATGAGAACGCTAGGAAAGTCCGAAGCGTTTACGCACGGATCAAAGGCACTCTAGGCACTGCAGAGATGCCACCGAAGAGCCAACTAATCCAAGTTCGTTTGAATCCGAAAGAACGACCACAACTAAACTATTTCCACACCATCGAGCTAGGACCAACTAGGCAAACGGTAGAAGTCCGCAAGATCACGAAAGCACCTCTCGTTTGGGTAGAGCATAAAACGGGAACCGCTCCGACTTGCTGGGTCAGAAGAGCCGACGCCGAAAGTGAGCTATGCACATGAGCTATATGATTGTGTTCCTGGCGACTCTGTTTGCCATAGCTACCTGTCTGGTAGCCGAGTAACTAAAACCCCTATAAAGGCAATAAGCGCCCACCGACTGCTCCAGTCGGTGGGCGTTCTGCGTTTTAAGCTCAGAAGCCCTAAAACGCATCCTAAGCGATTAGCCACTTCTGAAAGCTCCAGTCGTCACAGCTGAGAGCTCGCGCCAAAAACCGCAGCTGCTCGGCTCCTAACGCATCCTAAGGGATTAAGAGAACCGCTCCGCTACCTTACCACCTTGAATGGTCCTTTGATAGGTTCGCTAGTCGTTAGGGCCCTCCGCTTTTTTTATTCATTGCGACGCATAAAGTCCTCTTTTGCTTGTGGATAAGAGAAAGTTTGCGCGCAAACAAACGCACTAAACACAGGAAAAGGACGAGGTCTCTAGACCAAATCCTCAGATTGCGGAGGACTGGCCGAGGCACCCCCCGAGGGGGGGCGGGGGGTTCGGTAGGTATAGGTATAGATAACTAGGGACAGTGCGTGATCTTTTTGAGTTCTTGATCTGCTTGGACTGTACGCCTGTGGTGTCGTCCAGTCCTGCGCTGCTAGGTGTGGAACCGGTGGGGGGTAGGTTCCACGCTAGCCCCCTCTTTCTTAAAGAGAGTCGGGTGTCCCACTTTGATGTGGGACGCGACGCTGTTGTTTATGGCGACAGGAGTTTTTGATGCCTCAGAATGGTGGCGGTAAGGGTTGGATCACTGATCCTGATACTGGTGTGCAGACGATGCCTGATACTTGGCGACTGTTTTTGGATTGGTTGTTGTGTGGTCCTGAGAGGGTTCCGAGCACTCAGAAGGCTTGGGCTGCTGAGGTTGGGGTGCATGAGGATTTGCCTCGTAAGTGGAAGCGTGATGTTCGTTTTCGTAAGGAGTGGGAGGCCAGGGCGGCTGAGTTGAATGTTCATGTGGAGCGTGTTCAGTCTGTGATTGATGCGGTCTATAAGGAGGCTGCTGGGGGTGATGTTAAGGCTGCGTCTTTGTATTTGCAGTATGTGGAGAAGTTCACTCCGAAGCGTCAGTTGGTTATTGATGATGCTGAGGCTGCTTCTTTGAGTGATGGTGCTTTGGTTGATGAGTTGGAGGAGTTGTTGGATTCTTTGAGGAGGGATGATGAATGAGGACGATATAAGTAATGATTTTAAGCAGGTTCGTATAAGTCGTCTTACTTTGGGGCTGATTATGACCGTGGCTAGTGTGTCAGCGGTCATAGTGTGGAACGCAGCAGCAGTTTCTAACAAAATAAACACTTTGTCTACCGATATTGTGCAGTTGCAGCAAGATATGGAAGATATCGGGGAACCTACGGTAGTGCTTAGCCGTCTTGATTCTATTGAGCGGACGTTAGGAGATATCGATCTTAAAGGTTTTGAGACTAGGTTAAGTACGATAGAGACTTGGGCCTATGTAGAGTTAACTGAACGTTTAGAAAAAGTGGAACAGTTTATAGACGAGTTGGATAGAGACTCAGGGGAAGAACTTAGATACGAGTTAGACGATATTCATCACCATAAAGATGCGTTCCGAGATATTCTCAATCAAGACCCACGCGACTTTGTAAAAGAGATTATGAACCAAAGGTTTAGTTGGTAATGGATGATGAATGATCCGAAGCCGTTGATGGAAGTTTTTGAGGCTCATCCTGAGTTAATGGGTGAGCGTCCTGAGTTGTGTGAGTGTCATCGTCTAGTGGTTTGTCCTAATGCGTGGATGTTTGAGGACGATGAGGTTATTGAGTGTTCGGTTGATTCGTACGATGTGTGTGAGTCTTGTCAGTAGGAGCTAGTTGTGCCAAAAGTTGGCGGTAAGAGTTATTCGTATTCTCCGAAGGGCCGTGCTGCGGCTTCTAAGGAAGCGAAGCGTACTGGGAAGCCAGTTGCTAGGAAAAAGAAGAAGTGAGTTTTTTGTTTATGGGGGTCAGTTGTGTCGATCGAGGATGTTGCGGATAGGGCGGACGTTTGGGAAGCTAGTTTGAAGCGTATTTTGAAGGCGGTTGGTGCGGTGGGTGCTGCGTTGGCTGGTTTGGTTGCGGGTTTGATGATGTTGTGGCCTGATGGTGAGGTTGAGAAGCCGAAGCAGCAGTTTCATCCGTTGACTGGGGCGAATACTGTGCAGATTGGGGATGCTTTTGTTTCGTTACCTATTGAGAATAAGGATTGTTCTAGTTTTTTGAACACTGTTAACTCGAAGTGGAGTGAGGAGCAGTGGGGTGTTTGGGAGCATTTGAAGAGGGAGGCTGGTTGTTAGCTGATTGGGGGGCCGTTCATCCAGAGCACTAGCGATGTTCTGTCACCTTTGGTGACTGGGTTGACTTTGTGTCGTACATGGGAGGGGAAGACTATGGCTGAGCCTGCTTGGCTTTTGATTTGTTGGGTTTGGTTTTGCCCGAGGTCGAGTTCTAGTTCTCCTCCTTCATAACTTTTTTGGTCTGTTAGGTTTATCGTGAGTGAGAGTTTGCGGACTTTGCCGACGAGTTCTGGTGTTCGGGTCATGTTGAGTGGGATTGTTTCGCCGTTTTCTGTGTCTGCCCACGTTTTGGTGGCGTGAATGTCGGCGTTTCCGTCTGTGTGCCAGTCGTACTGGCCTCCGATGAAGTATTGGGTTAGTTGAGCGGCTTCTGGGTGTGTGATGTTGAATCTCCAGCCTGCGTTTCTGTTCGCTTCGTAGATGAGTGATGAAGCTATTTGGAGTGTGCGTGGGTCGTGGGTCCACGCTATGTCTGATGTTCGCCTTTCTGGGTCTGTTCCGAAGTGGATTCCTGGGACGCTGTGTTGCAGTCCGTTATGGGCCACCTGCTGTAGGTATGTGAGCTCGCTATTTGTTAATGCTTGCGGGTAGTGCCAGTAGGAGTTGGTTAGCATTTCTCGTTTAGATGACCTTAAGAAGGAAGCCGAGTGGCGGAAGTGCCGCAAAGATGAGGCTTACTTTCTATGTACCTACTGGTCCATTGCTCATCCTGCTCATGGCCGCATGTTGTTTGATTTGCGTCCTTCTCAGCGTAAGGCTTTGAAGGAGTGGGACAGTGAACGCTATTCATTGACGCTTAAAGCGCGACAGATTGGGTGGACAACACTTGTTGCTGCTCACCAGTTCTGGTTAGCTTTTTTTAGGGCTGATCAAAACATTATTGATTTGTCGCGTACTGAGCGTGAAGCAGTTTCTTTGCTTCGCAAATCAAAGTACGGGTTTCAGCATTTACCTAAGTGGATGCTGGATCGCGGACCTAAGTCGTTGGTTGATCATCAACAAAGAATGGTGTTTCAGAATGGTTCACAAATTACTTCAATGCCTAGTGCGTCAGACCCTGCCCGCGGAGAATCGGCCAGCCTCATCGTGGTTGACGAATGGGCATTCCTCCCGAATCCGTCTGAGAGTTGGGCGTCGATAGAGCCAATTTCGGATGTTGGTGGGCGCATCATTGGGTTGAGTACTGCTAACGGATCGGGAAACTTTTTTCATGATCTTTGGGTTGGGGCTGAAACAGGTGTTAATAACTTTTCTCCTATGTTTTTTCCTTGGAGTGCTGGCGACAGTGATCGGGGTGATGCGTGGTATCAGGAGAAGGTGGCTTCAATGCTTCCTTGGCAGTTGGCGCAGGAATATCCATCTGATGCTCGGGAAGCTTTCATAAAGTCTGGTCAAACTGTTTTCAGTTTGGAAGTTCTTGACGATATGGCTACTCGATGTAAGCGTGGCAAAGAAGGTTACATGTGGCGTAACGGCAATCAGGTGGAGTTTCGGGTATGACGGTCACAATGTTTGCTCAGCCTGATGTTGGTCACCAGTATGTGATGGGGGTCGATACTGCTGAGGGTTTAGCTCACGGCGATTACTCTGTGATCCAGGTTCTGGATGTTACTACTGGTGAGCAAGCAGCTATCTACCACGCCCACATTGCGCCAGATCTGTTAGCTGAAGAAGTCTTCATGTTGGGGCTCTATTATAATGACGCTTTATGTTGTGTGGAGTCCAACAACCATGGGTTAACTACTATCACCGAGTTGCGGCATCTTAACTATCCTCGCTTGTTTAGGCGTCGGTCTTTGAATCAGGTATCTAATCGGGTATCGCAAGAATTTGGGTGGAAAACCACCCGAACATCTAAACCTTTGATGATCGATGAGTTGGGTTCTGCTTTACGGAACGATGAGTTGGTTCTGTACGACAAATTCACTATCGCTGAGTTACGCACTTTCGTGCGGAACGAACGGGGCTCGATGTCGGGTTCTCCTTACGATGACCGTGTTATGGCTTTGGCATTAGCTAATCAGATGAGGAAGTACGCTCACGCTTCGGAGTACAAAGTCAAACATGACGATTATTGGACTCTTGATTGGTTCTCTCGTTTAGCTAATAAGCAGTCAGATCCTGGATCTGGAACAGTTATTGGAGCTTCAACTCGCCGTGGGACACCTAACGGCCTTTATTGACGCAAACTTTTTGGAGTAATTATGGGTCGCAATATTGCACATACTTCATCAACCAGATCAGTTGATGGCGCTAACACAGGCAAAAATAACGTTATGGAACGTGGCGGTTCAGTTTCTGCGAACCCTATTTGGGAACCAGGTGGAGCTAACTCACCGAAACAACGCTTCGGTCCTTTGACTGTAGCTAACCAAACTGGGCCTTATGGTCAGGTCTCTCCTCGCTTTACACCCGACAATCAGACTGGCAAGACTGGCGATATTCAGCCAGGGAAACAGCCAAATCTTAGAGGGTCTAACGCTAAATAATGGCGATAATGCCAGACGATGTTTCGTTTGAGGAGTTCACGGCCTACGTCTTGAAAAGGCGTAAGGCTGTGCCTCCGACGGAGCTTGAAGAGCTTTTTGACAGGCGTTCTCGGTTGAAGTCTGTGTCTGTAAATAATGGGCAGGGTCTGCGTTCGATATTGCCTGCAGATGAAAAAGGTTTAACTATTAGGGAACGCGAACGAAAACTTGTAGCTGAGGCGAAAGCTGCGGGGCGCAGCATCGAGAAGCTTCCCGAGAAGGCGACGTGGTGACCCATGGCGAGGATGTCAAAGGCTGAGAAGTTAGAGCTTTACCGTGAACGGTTGAATCGTTCACGAAACTGGCGTTCCGATCAAGGTTATGACAGCCTTTGGCGTCGCATGATTGATTTGTATCGTGGTAAGCACTGGCCTGCTTCGACTGCTGCGTCGCAAGACTTGATCGCAGTGAATCTGAGTTTTAGTACTATCAATGTGATTGCTCCGAGTGTTGCTGTTAACCACCCTAAGGTGGTTGTTAAAGCGAACTCTCCAGAGGACTATGATCGTGCCGCTTTTGTTGAGGCCGTTATCAATCATTTGTGGAAGCATCACGATTTTAGGGATCCTTTCCGCAGGAGCGTTAAAGACTTCCTTATCTTTGGTCATGGCTGGTTGAAAGTCGGTTGGCGATTCGTTGAACAAGATGTGTCTTTGTCTAGCTACGAGCAGGCAGAGATGGCTGACGACATGTTTAAACAAGTTGACGACTTTGCTTTTTCTAATCCTGAGTTGGCTGAAGATGTGACTTCTGACGAAGAAGTTATGGCGAACATTCCTGATACGGAAATGAGAGTCGTAGAAGACCAGCCGTTTGTTGAACGCATCTCCCCTTTCGATATTTTTATTGATCCTGAAGCTACCTGCATGGATGATGCAGCCTGGATTTGCCAACGCATCATTCGCACTGTCACCGATGTTCAAAAAGACACTCGGTACAAAGCTTCTACTCGAAAGAATGTTGGCCCTGATAGCGGCGGTAGTTTCTATAACGATGGGCCTCCTCAACGTGACGAAGCGAATGTGCTCACTAGCGGTGAGCAGCTTTGCACAGTGTGGGAGTACTACTCTATTGCTGATAACACTGTTTGTGTTTTCAGTGATACCAGCGACGGCTATCTGATTGATCCGACTCCTATGCCTTACGCATATGGGCAGCCTTTCACGATGCTGCGTAACTATGATGTCCCTGACCAGTTCTACCCTATGGGCGATTTGGAAAGCATTGAGAGTTTGCAACTGGAGTTAGATAAGACTCGTTCGCAACTTATGAATGACCGTAAACGTGGGCAACGTAAATATTTGTACATGGAGCGGGCTTTCAGCGAAGCAGGCCGAGAGGCTTTAGAGTCTGATGACGATAACCGTCTGGTTCCTGTCATTGATGAGAATCGGCCTCTGTCTGAGACAGTGGTTCCGATGCCCCAAACTCCGATACCTCCCGAAATCTACAACTACTCAAACATTATCGAAGGTGACATAAATACTGTTAGCGGTATCAGCGAATACGCTCGAGGAGCTCTCCCTGAGACTCGCAGAACTGCGACCGAAGCCAGCATCATTGCTGATGCCCAGAATGCTCGTGCTGCCGACAAACTTGCGATTATTGAAATTTCGATTGGGCATATTGCTCGACGGGTGATGCAACTGTTACAGCAGTACATGACTGGCGATCAGATGGCTCGAGTTAATGGTAATGGTGGTGCCGATCTGTGGGTTCCTTACTCACGAGATGACATCATTGGCGAATACGATTTCACTTGTGAGGCTGGTTCTACGCAGCCAATGAATGACACGATTCGTAAACAGCAGGCAATTAGTTTACTGAATGCTGTTGCTCCTCTGATTGGTACTGTTATAGACCCTGCAGCGATAGCGCGTCATGTGCTTCAGGCTGGGTTTGGTATCAATGATGCTGACAGGTTCTTGATGCAGCAACAGCCAATGGCTGAAGAACAAGCACAACCTGCGCCTGGTGGGCCTGCAAATATGCCTCTTCCTCCAGATGAGGGCGCTTTTGCTCCAACTGGTGGTGTTCCGCCTGAACTTGTAGCCCAATTGCAGGGCCAAATGGGGATGGAACTGCCTTCGTCGTAAAGTGGGACACTTGAGTACTCCTATTGAGCAACCATTTTGGACTCTATATAGGAGGGCTTTGTGCCTGAAGAACAAGAAGGTGTTGTTGCGGAATCCGCCCAAGCGGACAATCTTGACACAACGCAAGAGCAATTCAATGAGGAACCTAGTGGCGATCTATACGACGTTAAAGTGGATGGGGAATCTACTCAGGTCAGTCTTAACGAATTGCAAGACGGATACCAGCGTCAGTCGGATTACACCCGCAAGACGCAAGAACTGGCCTCCGAGAGATCACGTTTACAGCAAGCTGAGGCGATAGTAGTAGCGCTTGAGAAGGACCCTAGTGGTACTTTGCAGGCGTTAGCTCGATCGTTTGATATTCCATTGGATAACAAGGTTGACAGTTCTGACGAAAGTTGGGATAGCGAAGACCTTGACCCTATGGCACAGAAGGTTGCTGCACTTGAAGCTCGGTTAGAGGACCAGGATCGCATTAACCGTCAAACAGCCATACAAAAAGAAGTATCACAGTTACAGGAAAGTTACGGAGATTTCGATAGCCAAGAGCTACTAAGCCACGCTTTGAAACATCAAATCAACAACCTTGAGGCTGCGTTAACGCACATGCGTTACAACAGCGTCGCTTCTGAAGCTGACAAGCTTCGAGGCGAGTTGTCTGTATTTGAGAAGAAAAGAGAAGCGGCAGTAGTCGAGTCTGGTGGGTCGAAACAAGTCGGTTCTTTCCCTGAGTCTTCGGATAAACCTAAGACTTTACGTGATGCTTTCGCGATGGCTCTGAAACAACACCAAAGCACATAACTTTTACATATAGGAGGCCATAATGGCTGGTAATACCGCTTTCGACGAGATTCTGTCGACGACCCTAAAAAACTACGAAACGCAACTCGCTGACAACGTTTTCACTGCGAGACCTCTCTTTTATGCGCTATCGAATCAACAGACAATGCGTACTGTTGGCGGCGGCGCAAAGATAGTTGTCCCAGTCCTGTACGGTAAGAACAGCACTGCTGGTTCTTACTCTGGGCTTGACGCAATTGATGTGACGGCACAAACAGGTATCAGTGCTGCAGAGTATGACTGGGGCCAGTTCGCTGCAACTGTAACTATTAATGGTCTACAGGAAGCACAGAACAACTCAACCGAACAAATCATTGACCTTCTGGAATCAAAAATATTCCAAACACAAGAGTCAATCATTGAGTCGATGAACACAATGTTCTTCGCCAATGGTACAGGTAACGGTGGTAAAGACTGGAACGGTCTTACCAACATCATTAACCATTCGACGGCTGCAGGTAACGCACTTGGAGGCATTGACCCTGCTGCTGCAGGTACCGATAACGATTGGTGGACAAGCCAACACCACGCACAAGGTGGAGCTTTAACTCTTGGCAAAATGGGCGAAATTTACAACAAATGCTCAGTCGGTAACGACCAACCAACCATCATAATAACAACTCGGGCTCTCTACGAAAGATATGAATTCCTGCTGCAACCACAGTTGCGTTACACAGATACCAAAATGGCAGACGCTTCTTTCCAGAACCTTGTCTACCGTGCAGTACCTGTGACTTATGATGACGACTGCACCGCAGGTCGCATGTACTTCTTAAATACAAAGTATCTGCAACTTGTACGTCACGCTGACACATGGTTCCAAAGCACACCGTTTGTACGACCACACACACTTGATGCTGTGTTCTCACAAATCCTGTGTTACGGACAGTTGACATGCTCAAACCGAGCACGTCAAGGGTACATCACTGGCGCTACCGCTTAATCAACCACGTTGCGGGGGCGGTTTCGGCCGCCCCCATAACTGATGCCAGGAGGCAGCATGGCTTATGAATCACATATCGCATACGGAACGTCTACTCGTTTAGCTTCTGACCCTGGAAAGGGAGCCACCCAAAACCCTCACACGTTTTTTGGTGGAAGAGAAGTTAGACCTGCGTTCTCTGCTGAAGATGTGATCGAGCCTGTTGCCAACTGCATTTCGTTAACTAAGGCAGGTAACCAATGTCAGAAATCTCCACAAGAGGGTTCTGATCTTTGCGTCATACACAGTGGGTGAGTTGTGCAAATACAAGAAATGCGTTCCTATGTTCATGGTGTTGTCGAAATCGATGACCAGGATATTGCACCAGACATAATGAATCGCTTCTTTGGTGAAGCGTACGACTTACTTACCTACTCTGAGAAAAGATGGCCTTGGTTTGAAACGTCAACGACGTTCAACACGGTTATCTCCCCTGCACAATCTGATTACGCGCTGTCGGATGTCGGAGTGGATGTCACGAACGGCTTACGAGAAATAGCGTCACTTCGTGACACATCTGCGGTAATCCAATACATAGGCAGAGATGAAGGCGATCTTAGTTACCCTTTGAGCTCTGCTGGTTCTGGAGTGCCTTTCCGTTGGAGTTTCTGGGAAGACAAAGTTCGTTTATATCCAACACCTTCTACAGTCGTTCCTATCCATGTTCGTGGCTGGGCTAACCCGCCAGCGTTCGGCGCTGGAAGCCAGGATGGAGATGAGCCAGTTCCCTTCCCTACTCCGTTCCACATTCTGATTGCTACTTACGGGTGCGCTCGAGCTTATGAGCAGCAAGAAGATCTAGAAATGGGAGCGACTTACCATGCGATGTTCCGCAGAGAACTCGATAATCTTCGGGCAAGATTTTTGGACACTCCTGCTCCGCAACCAATTATTCTTAACGGCACTCGTAGCCGACGTTGGGACTCAAACGTGGCTTTAGGGTCGCGTTTGCGTTACTCCTGGGAGTAGCTGATGGCACGCAATTACTCGTTACAGGCACTGACTAGTTTCGCTGGCGGTTTGAACTATCGGACAGATCAGTTCAACCTGGCGCAAAACGAATCACCAGATCTGTTGAACGTAGACGTTGACCCAAGAGGGGGCATACGTTTACGTCGAGGCATCGAGGTGATCGACGGTGCTGGTACTGCTCTTGGCGCAGTCAAAGGCCTCGGCTCATATTTTACTGATGGTGGCTTATCGGAAATCATTTGTAACCACGGCACTGTTGTTGCTTTCTCTACAGGTTCTTCTGCATGGACACCAATAGCTGGTCAGACAGCACGAACCAGTGGCACTCGCATGTATGGCGTAACCATGAACAACATTTTTTATGCGGTAAGCGGCGATGTCACCTCCTTTAAAGTTAGCTCAGGTAACAGCGGCACCGATTTGGGCACGAACCTGAATGGCACTGCAGGGAACTTCCCAATAAGCCAATACGTGGCTTTCTGGAATAACCACATGTGGACTGCCAAGACTCGAGAGTCTTCGGTTTACTACAACTCTCGTGTCCGTTGGTCTCATTTGAACGATCCAGAAACTTGGACACAAACAAGTTATGCAGACATCGACATTGGTGAACGAGGCGACGAAATCACTGGCCTTGTGCCAATGGCGGATCGTTTACTGATTTTTAAATCGAATTCGGTTCACGCCATGTTCGGGCACGACACTGAAACATTTCAGATGGTGCCTCTTACTCGTGATGTTGGCAGCGTTTCTTTGAGCTCTCCTGTGTCCACTCCAATGGGAGTGTTCTTCTGGCATGATCAAGCGGGCGTATATCTGTATGACGGCACGAACTTTAACTACATCTTTGACAAACTTAAACCTGCGATAGACGACGGTCGGATTCGTTTCAACACCCCACCACAACTCGCATGGTTCCGCAATCGACTCTATGTGTCTATTGATTGGACTGAAGACGGACTAACTACACGACGCACACTGGTCTACGATCCGTCGCTTGGAGCTTGGACTTTAACCAACATCGATGCTGAACCATTGCTTGCTCACGTTCCTCCTGGTGGGGAACCCTTCTTAATTGGAGCCTGCAAAAACAACTCTGGTCGAGTAATCAAACTTGAACAGAACAGGTACACAGACTTGTACGTCGAAACTCCTGCCCAGATTGTCAGCTATTTCACGACACCATGGGTGTCGGGAAAGAATCCGATTGTTCAGAAACGTTGGGGCAAACCACGTTTAGTAATGGACACCTCAGCAACAGGCACAGTGAACTATGAGGTTTACAATGACTACGACAAAGCAACTTCTGTAACTAAAACATTCCAAGTCACAGGTCGAGGATCGACCAGTGTGTTTGGGACTGCTACATGGCGGTCTAACTCTGGAGATGTGGGTGACGGGACATGGTCCGCAGCGGCTGGTCAATCGATCACTGATGTAATCAAATTAACAACAATGGGTAGCGCTAAATCTGTGGCTATCAAAATCAATGGACCTAATCATACAAGCGCTTACGAAGTGAACGCCATGATGTTTACGTACGTGCCGCGGAGGCTCAGATGACTCTTTCAGTGACCAACACTTTCAGTGCTGGAAACAGCATTGTGGCTAGCCAAATGAATGCCAACTTCAACGATGTTGAGGCGTACATCAATACAACTCCTGGAGTGATAACTGGAACGGGCGGAACAGTCACAGGCGTATTGAATATGACTGGTGGGATTACTGTCAGCGGAGACGCCACTTTCGACACAACAACATTCAAAGTCGATGCAGTAAATAACCGTGTGGGTGTGTTCACTGCTACACCGAACACGTTCCCTCCTTTGTATAACGGTTTAGCTACCTCGCCGTACACAACCGAATCTGGTGGTGGTGGTGCAGGTGGCGATCGTTCAACTCGAGCGAACTACCGTCTCGTAGTAAACGGATCTGTTTATGTTGACGGCGACATCATTGGTCACACAAATCGGTTAGCGAACGGCACTGTCGATCCGAACTATGTTGCTGGGTCTGGTACCAGAATCAACACGCAATGGTTGAACGTTCGAGAGAACGTCGACATTAGCGGCGATATAAGAATCCAAACTGCATACGACTATGCACGCATCTACTTCGGCAATGACTACAGCACGAATCAGGATTGGCTTGAATGGAAGGACACGCTCACTGGTTCAAACCTGCCTGGTTTCCAATTCGTTCACAACGACAACGTTCATTTGCAGATCTCTGAGTCAGGCGCTGCAGGCTACGAGAAATTAGATTTGCGTGCCTATAAGGCTTCATCGGGAGCGAACCAAGGTGGCTGGCCCACATTGTCAGGAACCACTGCAGTTATTACTACTACAGGTACTGAGCAGCTAGGTATTAGCTCTTCTTCTATTCGCTTCAAAGAAGACGTAGAAGACTTAGAGGTTGAAGCTACGTGGTTGAAGATTAATGCTTTAAGACCACGAACATTTAACTGGAATGAGCAGGTGGCAACGAGTTCAGGTTTGGACTACGAAACACAAATACCTGAACTGGGTTTCATTGCCGAAGAGGTAGCTGAGGCAGCACCAGACGCAACTTTGTACGACTTTGATGGTGAGCCAATTGTTTACCGAGAGAAGTCAATGCTTTCACTTCTTGTGAAAGCAGTTCAAGACTTGAACACTCGGATGGAGGGGCTCGAGTAGTGCCACTTGGAACTAGCTACACAAACCAACTGAATAGTCCTAACGCGGTTTACTTCCCATCCAACCTTGTCTACGAAGGAACCTGGTCGAGCGGCACCGCCTACCAAACAGGCGATGTTGCGACGTACAATGGCACTGCCTATATTGCGCGCCAAGGCAGCACAGGTCAAACTCCTGGAAATAATACTTATTGGCAGCAGATGGCTCCGACGCCATCGGCTGGCGCTCCTGGAGCGACTGGTCCTGCAGGTCAATCAATCACTGGCCCTACAGGTCCGACTGGGGCCGCAGGCTCAACTATTTTGAGCGGTCAGGTTGACCCTATTGCTGGTACTGGTGTCGATGGAGATTTCTTCCTGAACTATCTGACTTCGTATTTGTTTGGTCCTAAAGCTTCGGGTGCTTGGCCTACAGGCATTCTGATTAAGGGTGCGCCTGGGGCGAACGGCACCAACGGTATTGACGGTCGAACTATTTTGAATGGCCCGAACGTTCCGTCGGTTGGTGTTGGGGCTATTGGCGATTTCTTTTTCGACACTGCAGCCAACACTTTCTATGGGCCGAAGGTTGCGGGTTCGTGGGGCACAGCCACAAATCTGGTTGGCCCACAAGGCATACAAGGATTAACAGGCCCGACGGGACCGACAGGAGATCCTGGCGGTCCTCCAGGCCCAACAGGCGGCGTTGGCCCTCCTGGACCGTCAACGCCTGGAAGCCCTGGCACAGCCAATGGTCTGCTAAATGGTGGGACGCCAGATTCAACTTATGGCGGGATTTTTCCTATAGATGCTGGAGGGGTTACCTAAATGGCGTTACAAATTCAATTCAGACGAGGCACTTACGCTCAGTGGGCTGCAGCGAATCCTGTGATGGCTTCAGGCGAGTTCGCTTTACAAACCGATGCTGGTGGTGGGCAATCTGCAGGTCAGTTCAAAATCGGTGACGGAACGACTACATGGAGCTCTCTTTCTTATGGCGGACTCACTGGTCCTCAAGGAACAACCGCAGCAAATATTGACGGCGGAAGCTCTTCCACTACTCCAACAATCATATCGCTCGACGGCGGAAACTCAGGAGCACAATAATGGCTGTAATTATTCAACTGCGGCGAGACACTGCCGCTAATTGGACAACGAACAATCCTACGCCAGGTGACGGGGAACTTTGTTTAGAGACCGATACTTTGCGATATAAGATCGGCGATTCGAGTGGGACGCAGTGGACTTCGCTCGGGTACTCAAGTTTGCCTGCAGGAGCAGCCACTTTGATTGGGCCAGCGTTCACTGGTGTGCCTACTGCGCCTACGGCAGCGGTTGGGACGAATACGACGCAGTTGGCGACAACTGCGTTCGTTGAAGCTAAGCCAGGTACGTCTATTCTTCAAGTCCAAGTTTTTAGTTAAGGAGCCATCATGGCATATACAAAAATAATATTATCAGGAAGTACTGATGGTAAAGCTATTGCAGTAGCTGCAACTGCTACTCCAGGTACTTTGGTTCATGCTGGTAGTGCTACTGCTACGACCATTGACGAAATTTGGTTGTATGCAATGAATCAATCTGCGGCTGATATAAAGCTGACTGTTGAGTGGGGCGGTGTTACTGCAGGAGATCTTATTGAACAGACAATAACTACTGAGGCT